GAATTGAACTAATGGCTGTATCCATACCTATTGTCACTGAATTTGACGGCAAAGGATTAAAGAAGGCGATTGCTGAATTTAATCAACTTGAAGGTGCTGGCGCGAAATCGGCGTTTGCGTTAAAGAAGGCGATGTTGCCAGCGGTCGCGGTGTTGGGTGGTTTGGCGACTGGTCTCGGTTTGGCAACGAAGGCAGCGGTCGAGGATCAGAAGGCACAGGATTTGTTGGCGCAACAGTTGCGCACAAGTGCGATGGCAACCGATGATGTGATCGCACAAAATGAGGAATTTATTAGTTCTATGTCAATGGCAAAAGCAATCACTGACGATGAATTGCGTCCAGCGATGGCGAACTTGGTGCGCTCAACTGGGTCTGTTGAAATGGCACAAGATTTGATGACTACGGCGCTCGACATAGCAGCCGCCACTGGCAAGGATTTAGAAACCGTCACTATGGCGTTGGGCAAGGCGGCTAACGGTCAGACCGCAGCGCTAACAAAGTTAGACCCGTCGCTTAAAGGCGTGATTGACTCTGAGTCAACATTGGGCGATATCACTGATGCGTTGTCGGTGTCGTTTGGTGGCGCGGCAGATGTTGCAGCGAAATCGTATGAAGGTCGCATGAAGTCAATGAAAATTGCGATGGACGAAACCAAAGAATCGATCGGCGCGGCATTGTTGCCAGCGTTGCAAAAGTTGTTGGAAATTCTGCAACCAGTCGCAAAGTGGGCACAAGAAAACACTAAATTATTTCTCATCATCACTGGTGTTGTGGGCGGTTTCGCGGCAGCAATCATTGTCGCAAACACTGCAATCAAACTATTTGCAATTGCAACACAGGTTGCGTCGGCAGCACAAGCGGTGTTCAACTTCGTAATGTCAGCAAATCCAATCGGCATAGTGATCATCGCAGTCGCAGCGTTCGTTGCAGCGCTAGTCATATTAGAAAAGAAATTCGGAATTGTCAGTAAAGGATTTGAACTGTTCAGTGACGGTTTCTACAGATTTATTATCAATCCGATCAAACAGGCAATTAACTTTATTGCCGATCTGATTCGAGCGATAGGCAAAATACCGGGTGTTAAAGGCATCGGTAATTTCTTGGGCGGTATTGACATTCCAGGTTTCGCTGATGGTGGCATTGTGACGCGACCTACTTTGGCGATGGTTGGCGAGAAAGGTCCTGAAGCGATTGTGCCGTTGGGTCGTGGTGGCGGTGTTGGTGGCGTGACAGTGAATGTGACTGGCGGTTTGTCGACTAGCGCCGAGATCGGGCAGGCGGTTGTGAACGCAATACGGGCATACAACAGGTCAGCAGGGCCAGCACAAATACAGGTCGCATAATGGCTGGCACAGCGATCGTTGGTGCTGGCAATTACAGCCTAGAAATTGACACAGGTTTCATTCAGGACGCGTTCATTCTTGATGACGCGACCGCTGGTGTGCTCAATTCCACGCAGTATGTGCTTGACGGTACAACAAACTATGCCGATGTGACAACAGGTATCAACGCAATCAATGTGAAGCGTGGTCGACGCGATCAAGGCGACCAGTTCAGCGCTGGCACGATGTCGTTCAACATGCTTGACACTGCAGGATTGTTTAATCCGTTTGATACTTTGTCACCGTATTATGACGCTGCAACAGCGCAGCCTGGTTTAGCGCCGATGCGCAGAGTGCGCTTGGCACGCTACTCAAATATCAATGTCAAAGAATATTTGTTCAACGGTTACATTGTGAACTATGACTACAATTTCGCGTTGGGTGGTCTTGACACGGTGACGGTTTATTGTGCGGACGATTTCTATTTGCTGGCACAAACCTATATGGCAGAATTTAATGTCAGCGAACAACTAACTAGCGCTCGATTGACAGCGGTTCTAAATTTGCCCGAAGTTGACTTCCCGATCGGGCAACGCAACATCAGCACAGGCACACAAACATTGGGTGGCTCGGCAGCGTTCACGGTTGCAGAAGGCACAAACACGCTCGAATACTGCAACCAAATCAACACCGCTGAGCAGGGTCGACTGTTCATGGCGCGTGACGGCGATCTGACATTCCAGCCGCGTATCGGCAACACACTCAGTCAGCCAGTAGCAGACTTCCATGATGACGGCACAAACATACCTTACGACGAAGTGGGCATCACATTCGAGGCAGACCAGGTTGTGAACCGTGCAGCGGTCGCAATCAAAGGTGGCACACAAGAAGTCGCAGACGATGCAGCCAGCCAAGCAAAATATTTCATACAAACGACCAGCATCACCGATTCGCTGTTGCATAACGACACAGCGGCGCTGGCGCTCGCAAACTATCTACTTGAACCTGAACCTGAGGCACGGTACACGGCGGTAGGCACAAACCTAAACAAACTAAGTACAGCGCAACGCGACGCAGTAGCGATCATTGACATTGGTGACACAATCACCATTGAGAAAACATTTGCCAGCGGTGCCGGCACGACCGAACTGGCACAAGAACTATCGGTCGAAGGTGTCGAGCACACGATCACGGTCAGCGGCGGCCACAGCGTCATGTATTTTACTGCACCGACAACGATCGTCTACGAATTAATACTTGATGACGCCGTCTATGGCATCATCAATTCAACTAATGTTCTAGGATAAAGTGAGGTAACTATGGCAACACGACAAGATTTTACGTCAGGGCAAGTTTTGACGGCCGCAGAACTTGACGCGGTAGCGACCGCAATGATCGCGATTAACGCGCAGACTGGCACGACATACACAACGGTGTTGGCTGATGACGGCAAACTTGTGACTTGTGATAACGCGTCACCGATTGCGTTGACGATTCCGCCTAATTCGAGTGTTGCTTATGGTATTGGTACGCAGATAAACATTATGCAACTTGGCGCTGGCACGGTAACGATCACGGCAGGTGCAGGTGTAACACTTCGAAGCGCTGGCAGTAAATTAAAAACTGACGCACAGTACGCGGTTGCAACTTGTGCCAAGATCGCTTCTGATACTTGGGTGGTTGTCGGCAACTTGAAGGCGTAGTTGTGCAAATACTTGCAGGCGTAGGCGCACCATTATCACCGCCAACAGTCGTTGATTTTTTAGTTGTTGCTGGCGGTGCGTCAGGTGCAGGTGGTACGAGTCGCAACGGTGGTGGCGGTGCTGGTGGATACCGAAGCACAGGTAGCGAAGGGTCGGGCGGTGGCGGTGCGGCGTTATCGCAAAAATCTGTGACCGTAGGTGTTTCTTACACTATAACTGTTGGTGCTGGCGGTGCAGGAGTCGGCACAGACGCCGCTTCTGCTAACGGAAATAATGGTAGTAATTCTGTTTTTGACACCATTACTTCAATCGGTGGCGGTGGTGGTGGTGGGTCAACTGGTGGCGGTCCACCAGTTCCAGATGGTTTGTCAGGTGGAAGTGGTGGTGGTGGCGGTCATGTTGGCGGTGCTGCTGGTGCGGCAACAGCCAACCAAGGTTTCGCTGGCGGTGCGGGACAAAATAATACTTCGGGCGGTGGTGGCGGTGCTGGTTCTGTAGGAACTGCGGCAGCAACTACCGATGCCGCGGCTAATGGTGGGTCAGGTTTAACATTTCAATTTGATTCTGTTGCTCGTGCTGGTGGCGGTGGCGGTAGCGGTCCGCTTGTTGGCGTTGGTACATCTGGTGGCGGTAATGGTGCTGGTGACGCTGGTCTTACATTACCAACGGCAGGCACAGCGAACACAGGTGGTGGTGGTGGTGCAGGTAGAAATCTTGGTATTTCAGGTGGTAACCCGTCAGGTAATGGTGGCTCAGGTGTAGTTGTTATTGCTTACCCAAATACATTTGCTTTGGCAGCAGCCACTACAGGTTCACCAACAATTACAACAGTTAGCAATTATCGAATCTACACATTCACGGCTAGCGGAAGCATCACATTCTGATGGCACACTTCGCAGAAATACTTAACGGCGTAGTGCAGCGCGTGATCGTCGTGCACAACAACCACGAAGCAGACGGCGCACAATTTTGCCACGATTTACTTGGCGGCGAATGGTTGCAAACAAGTTACAACGGCACAATACGCAAACAATTTGCAGGCATCGGTTTTACATACGATGATGTGCGCGACGAATTTGTGCAACCGCAACCGTACGCGTCGTGGACTCTTGACGAAAATAACGACTGGCAACCACCAACGCCAAAACCTGACGGTGACTATTACTGGAACGAAACAACACAAACATGGCTACCATTCGGACAGTCATAGCACTAATGTTGTTAATGTCATGCGAAACAACACGCGACAACACACAACAAGAAAAAGCACGCACACGCACAGCGATTTGCAACGTGCCTGACCGATGTGGAATAATGCCATGAGCCGATACAGATACAGCGCCAACGAACTACACGCACGCATGGTCGTAACCGTCGGCGTACTACTAGCAATCGTGTTTAGCATGATCGTGTTAGGCATGATTTGGGGCCTGCTATTTGTATCGCAACCGCTAGAACAATCACCTAACGACGCAGCGTTTATTGATCTAATGTCAACAATCGTTGTGTTTTTGACTGGTACTTTGTCGGGTCTCGTCGCGTCAAACGGCATAAAAAACAAACCAACAGCATCAGATGACTAAACCGTACATTGTCACAGCGCAACCAGTCGTCAAATCGGCGCTGGCTGGTACAAACAAATGGGTCGAATTGTGTTGCAAACATTCAGACGGATCATTGTGGAACAACGGCACATTTATAAATCGTGATGTACGCGGCAAGCCAGGTGTTATCAGCAATCATGCGCGCGGTCTTGCAGCAGATTTGTCGTATCGTTGGCAAGCACAACAAAAACGCGGCAGGCAAGACGGTCGCAAAATATCGCTGGCATACATGAACAAACTGCTAGAAAATGCCGACACGCTAGGCATACAACTGGTGATTGATTACGCGCTGACACGCAGTTGGAAATGTGACAGGGGCACATGGCAGGCTGGCAAATTTGAAAATGGTGATTGGTGGCATGTCGAAATAGAACCACGCTTAGCGCATGACCCTGAAGCCGTAAAACAGGCATTTAACGCAATTTTTGGCCCATCACCGAAAGCCGCACCGCAATCTGTCTAGGCTGGTTGACCTACCGAGAAAGTAGGTCTAATGACACTCATCACCAAACTTGCCATTTCGCTATTTGTTAGCGTCACATCAATATTTGTGTTGGCAAAACCGCCAGCACCAACACAGCAAGAAATGCAGGCCGCGCCAATCACCGTTTGGCAAGGTCTAGAACCGTCTGCGCCATTACCTACCACAACCGTCCAAACAACGCCTATAACGCAACCTGATGCGTGTGGCGCGGTGTTTGACATGGCTAAACATGTCGGTTTTCCTGAACATGAACTGGCCACAGTTGTCGCGGTTGCTTACCGTGAATCACGATGCCAACCTGATGCGTTTAACGCCAACGATCCAAATGGCGGTTCAAACGGTGTAATGCAAATCAATCAGTTTTGGTGCAAACCGTCGCGCTACTGGCCAAACGGATATTTGCAGGCCTACGGCCTAATTAGAACATGTGACGATCTATTTAATTTAGAACACAACATGCGATCAGCGTTAGCAATTTATCGATACAGCGAAGGCTGGCGCGCATGGTCACTATAAAACACCTGTTTTTAGCAACAGTCCTAACTGCGTACACCTACCTGATAATGTCAGTCACCAACAAACGAAAGGCAAAAGATGACCGAGAACATCGACCCGAGAACTGATCCACAGTTCAAAGCATTAATGCAAGTGATGAACGACATCACAGGCAACAAAGTGCCGTTCTATGAACCGCACGAATTAGCGGCGCGAAGCACATTAAGAGCGTTGCAACACATCATTGACGATTCAAACGCATTGGACGATTCAGATTTGATTGACACATGCAACCAGGCGCGCATCGAGATCAGATATTTGTGCAGCATCGTCACCGATTTACATGAACGCATCAAACAACGAGACATCGAAATTGGTATGCAACAATTACGATTGAACGAAGATTCGGCAGAAATACAGCGTTTAGAAAATCAGGTATTTCGTGCCAATTAGCAAATATCTGATTGAACTAACAGATGCCGAAATGATCGCATGTCGGGCGTGTGCTAAAGCGCGAGACGAAAGCGCCATCAAATACCAGCAGCGCGCCGATCTAACGGCATCGCCTGAAACACCATTCAAAACATTGGTTGGTGTCATGTCAGAACTGGCGGTGCATAAACATTTTGATGTGCCGTACACATACCCATTCGAGTACCAAAAAGATCGACCTGATTTATCTAATGGCATTGAAGTAAAGGGCACGCTGTACCGCGCAGGGCATTTAATACTGAACGCGCACAATAATCAGACAGCGCCATTTGTGTCGACTGTTTGCGACATTGGCGAACAATCGGTGTTGTTGAATGGTTGGCGTGATGCTGTTGATTGTCGTTTAGATAAATATTGGCGCGCACCTAATGATGGCAAAATGCCTGCATGTAAACGCGAATCTTGGTGGATTCCACAATCCGATTTGCATGACATGAAATCGTTGAAGGAACGGCTGGTGTTGGCATGACACAAAACTTTATGGATAACTATGTCGATGTTGCAACACGGCTAAAAATTGCGTTTGAACGCTGGCCTGAAATGCGAATACAAGAAACAGCGCGCGAAGTAGTCGAAATGCCTGACAAATCCTGTTTCATTCGATGCACAGTCACAATTTGGCGCAATCCTGACGACCTGATACCTGTTATCGCGTCAGCGTGCGAAATATACCCAGGCCGCACACCATACACAAAGTTCAGCGAATCAGAAGTCGGCTACACATCAGCCGTTGGCAGAGCGTTGGCCTACGCAGGAATTGGGGCGAATAAGGCGCTTGCATCGCGTGATGAAGTTATGGCTGCACAATCACGGCAACCTATAGCGCCAGTTGTGCAGTTGCGTGATGTCGAAGTGCCGTTCCCTGAGGAAAAACCGCGCGAATACCCAACACCTAAGCAGATGGGCATGATGCGTGCGTTGGCTAATGGGCAGGGTCTTAAAGGTGACGATTTGAAGACATTTTGTTCTGCTACTTTAAATCGAGAAATACATACAACAGGCGATTTAACGAAACAGGACATTTCTAAAGTTATTGATGCGTTGAAATTAACTGAACCAAAAAACTAAATAACGGGCATGACCTGCACGAGTGCAATCGTGTTGGGTGACACACGGAAAGCGTGGGTAGATGACGCATGTGGTAACACATGGTCAGGCAAATGCGATACAAGTAATGGGTGTGCTACGAGGCAAAAGC